ATAGTTGTCCAAGCATTATCAATGATCTCAGTTCTATTTTGCTGAATGAGTCTGTAAGCGTCCTTAAATCTGTATGCAGGATCGTCCGCAGGATCTAAAGGATATACAAAATCAGGATATTGAACTGCAATTTCAGCAGCACCTCTGTCGATCAATTCTTTACGGTTTTGCTGAATTAATCTATAAGCATCTTTCTGTCTGCTATATCCGGTAGTCTGAGTATCGTTTGGATAGTAGAAATCAGGATACTCCAGAGAAATTTCTGCATTAGCTCTATCAATAATTTCAAATCTATTAACATCAATTAAATTGGCACCATCTCTATGTCTATTGGCACTAACAACAGTTGACTCACTTTCATTCAACCAAACACCTGTGTTATTTGTAGGAAGTGCATCAGATGGATTATTTAAATAATATGTTAAAATTCCAACTAGACTCTCAATCGTACTTTGAACATCAGCACAAACTGCAGGATCATTATTTGTCAGATAACCATTAGGGTTATTAAACACGACTCTGATTGACGTTGTTGATGGTACATCAAATACTTCAAATTGATCATTGAAATCTAAATTACCCGTATTAGTTACACCAGAGAGATGAATATATTTTTGATTTGGATATGTTTGACCTGCTGATGTAGTTGCTAAATTATGATCCGCAGCAGTAGTAATAGTTGCAATTCCACCAGAGTAACTAATTCCACTTACAGTAGATGTTTGAAATGGTTCTTGGAATACATCATTTAGTGAAAGAAGTATAGATGTATTAAAAGTATCTAATGGGAAATTACCATCCTGTGTAGTCAAGGTATATGTTTGAGTGCTGGCATCAAGATCTGCAGAAAGATCTGCTATTTGCACTGCTTCAATTTGATTGTCTAAGAAATTAAGACGAGCAGCTCCTATACCACGATAAGCTTTTAAATTAGTTGTATTAAGTCTAGAAATTTCATATTTTTTAAAAACAATATCTGATTCTACATTCACATTAGGTAATGTAATAATAACTTCGTTAGCAGAATGATCGTCAGCAAGACCGATACTAAATGGGTTTCCTGTTACAGTATCATCAAAGTCAACATCATTCTCTACAGATACTTCACCAAATAATTTAAATCCAAGTGGATGTGTTGTTTCATCAACATATTTTTTATAATCACTTAGAGATTTTGTACTTCTAATAACATAGGAGAAATCTTGATAATAATAACTATCAGTGATTTTTTGTGACGAAGCACTAAGTTTACCTAAATCAGAATCAAAGAAACCAACTTTTGAAATAAATCCAGAAATATTTCCAATAATATCTGGATTTGTTACAGAATATATTGTAGAAGTTACCTGTAAAATAGAACCCGTAAGTGTATCACCTACTTTGGGAGTTCCTGAGTTGATTTTTAAATCAAGTAAATAAATATCAACACCAATTTCTCTTATTTTTTCAATCCTAGCAAATAATCCGCCAGAAGATGTTATATTTTCTGAAAGTTTATAAACACCGCCAGCAATACCAGTAATAACTACTTTTTGTTTAAATACTAAAGATTTAGAGAATGTTCTATCAGGATTAAACTGACTTCCACTATTATTAAATCTAATAGTTTTAATTCTACCAATACTATTACTGATTGGGAAAACTTTAGCACCAGTATCAACTATTGAAATAGTATCATTTTCATCATATCCATTACCAGCAACAGTAACATTTACTGAAATAATTTTACCACCCACAATTGTTGGTGTTAAAACTGCTCCACTACCAGTGAGAGTATTGATAATAATTTCTGTATTACTCGAATATCTATTTCCTGGATTTAAAACACTAAATGTATCATCGAATGAACCACCAGTAATTGAATATGACAATTTTGCTGAATCTAATTCAGTATGAACAATTCCAGAAATTTTTGGAAGTTTTTTATAACCTTCACCACCATCAACTACCATCACAGTATTAATTGCACCAATACTAGTTCCTGAAGTTGTGTTATATGAAATTAAATTCGTGTAAGTAGTATCTTCGGGTTGTTCGGAAATAGTGAATTTAAAACTATTGTCATTAACAACTTTAATTGTTTTAACGCCATCAGGAAATCTGCGGACTGAGAAAAATGTTTTATTATTGAGAATTTGACCGTTTTGCTCATAATAATATACTCTAGAAACATTATCTTTTAATAATGCATCTTTTGTAATAGTTACTGATGATCCAGAAGTGCCCGGAGTTCCAACAGATGTTACACCTGTAATAGTATTGATATTTGCTGAATCTTCGGAAAAAATTAAACTATTCCCAAAAATACTTCCATCACTAGTATCAAAAATATATTGAGTTCCCCTAATTAATTTAAAAGATAAATCACGAACGTAATAATTTTCAGTTCCAGTAGGATCGAATTCCCAATAAATTTGAGTGCTTCCTATACTACTTACATTAATAGTTCTTCCTGTTGGTGAAGATGTATCTGTAAGAACACTTGAATTTGTAAGCGTGCCTGAACCAACTCTCACTTCAATAAGAGAATTTTCCTTATCGATATTATAAATTGTTCCTGAAACACCACTACTTGTGATTGCCGACCCTACAGTTAATCTATAATCTGGTTGATCATCAGGTATGTAAAGTTCTACTTTGTTAGTAGATGCATGTAATCTTAGTGGAGATCCAAATTGAGTTCTTTCTACAGTAATTTGATCTGAATTATAATCAATAGATACAATTTTTAAAATTTCATCATTAACTTTCAAATAATCATTTTCTCTATAATCATCAGAGTCAGATACATTAATAGTTGTTTGGTTGAAAGCAACATCAATAACTAAGGTAGTTTCAACAACAGGCGCTGTATAGTATATCGTTTGATAATTAGATACTCTTACTTTAAAAGTTTTTGTTAATGATATTGCTTGTCTATCTAATGCTAATGTAACAGTATCGTCATCAGATAATAAATGTGGTGTTGAAGTTTCTACGGTTACATCATATTTGGTATCTGTATATTGAGGGGCACTAATTTCAGAAGGCCACGGGGCATCAGGAATTCCATTTGTTGATGGAATGGTGGATCCTGAAGCAACTTGATATGATAATGTGGTTACATTTTCGCCTTTAACTGTTTCAACTCTACCAAATGCCCTAGAACCTCCAGTGTCGTTATTATCAATGTATAAAGCATCTAATACTTTGAATACATTTTCACTTTCATTAACGACGAACTGATCAATAGTTCCTCTTTCTACATTAGATACTGATAAAATAGCATCAAAACCTTTACTTGGAGTAGAAGAACTTCTAATTCTTCTTGCTTCTTTGGGTAAATTATTTTCGTTTTGCTGATTAAACTCAATATTAAAATTATTTTCTGCGGGAACAGATTGATACGTTTTTCCGATAATATATGGATAAACACCCGCACCAAAAGTATCTACTGTAAGGAAGTAACAATATCTTCCATCAGGATATTCTGGAGTAATACAAAAACGACCATTATTAATATCAAGACTTCCAGATCCCTGAATAAACTCATAGTCATTGACAAAAGAACCTAAAGGATATTTTACTACATTAGGTCTATTAATTTCTGTAGTAGTTTTTAATACATAAGAACTAGTTTGTCTAGAAATACCATTAGCAGGAATAGTTGGACTAAGATATCCATAAGGACCATAAATGGGATTTCCGTCATACGCCCATCCTAAAATAGGAGAGTGAACAAATCCAGATGTTTTTTCATCATAGTTAGCATTTACACCCTGAACGTTATCAGATAGCGAATGTCTAAGAATTTTTGGATTTGATGGATATGCATATTGAAGATTATACGCAATATTTCTACTTGCATACAGATAACCGTTACCAGTATCAGATTTAATTGTTTGAGCAGGTGCCCAGTTGCCGTTTATGTTAATAGAATTTTTTGTCTTAAATACTCTATCAAAAGACCATTTTTTAACTCTAGCATTGGCAATAACACCAGTACCTTTAGAAACAATATTTACGGTGATAGTGTTTTTATCACTATAATCAACACCTCCATTAAGAACAACAATACCAGTTAACTGATTATTAGTTATTTCAGCAATAGCAAAAGCACCTGTTCCTTTACCAGTGCTGTCAATAATTTCCACATTAGGTGTGGCAACATAATCTTGACCTGGATTAGTTACTGTAATTGTTTTGATAGAACCATTGATGATATGTGTATCATCAGCAATTGTTGCGGTGGCATCAAATCCGTATGTAACTTCTAATGATTGATTTTGAGTATATCCAGTTCCACCATTTACCACTGATATTGAAGATACTTTTCCATCTATAGTATTTGCATTAAACGTAGCACCTGTACCGGAAGCATCAGTTATTCTGAATACTGGTTGAATATCAGTCTCGAAACCAAATCCTTTTTGAATAATTTCAACACTTTCGATATCACCGAATAAAACATCTTCATAATCTTGAGAACTAAGTGCTTCCACACCATTAATAAACAAACCAACTGCTTTATTCCCAGTAAATTGAGTTTGAGTATTTTTTTCAGTTGATAGTGGAATTACCTTTAAAAGATTTTGATTATTTACATTAAATCCAGCCCCAATAAATGCTCCAATAGGATGAACGGGAAGTCCAGAAGAAACAAGATAAACATAATTATCATCTTTATAGATATTCGTTATTTCAGTAGTAATGCTACTGACATTATTGTTTATCTGAACATCAGAACTACTTGAGAGAGTTCCAATTTCATTTTTTTTCCATGTTGTAAATTGTGGTCTAGAATCAACATCTCCATCAGGTGATAACTCTACTTTTTCAGATTCCTCGAAATAAGCACCACCATCATCGACAGTAACACTAGAAGCAACACCAAGTAACCTCAGAGTTACTTTATTTGATTCAAGTACTATGCCATCACTATATCCAAAAAGAAATTCAGTAGTTCTAACGTCACTTAGATTTGCATGACTAACAGCAACAGTATTATAAACACCTCTACCACAATCAATAAATTGATTAAATGTTTTATATCGATAAGTAATAACTTCATCGTTAATTTGGATAATTCCGTTTAACTGAGGAAATCCAATTGTGCTATCAACTGTGATTACAGAATCTGTGGCAGATGAAACTCCTCTGAGGATAGTTTCTCTAGGAATTTGAAAAAATTCTTGATTAATAACGTTTAATCTGCATTCAAAAACATTTTTATTAGCAGAAGCATAATTTGAAATATTATTAATTAAAATTTCATCAATTACCGCAGTAGTTGTAAGTTTTCCGCTAGCATCGGTTTGATTTAATTCATTTCCAATAAGACTATACGGGTCTCCTTCAATTGCCTCTACTTTAATAATATCATCAACAGTAAAATCTGAATAAGAAGCTTTGATTACATAATCTTTTGGATATTTTACCGTAACTTCTTCATCAAATAAAGCTCTGAATAAAAATTCAATAGAAATATCAGTTCCCTTATAATTATAAAAATCTTTAATATTTCTAAGTAGAGTATCTTTATCAATATTAGAAGAAATATTCTCAAATGGAAACCCAGCAAGGTATTGATGTTCGTAATTTCTTAAGATAAGAAATAGAACAAGATTTGATAAATTTGTGACAATATCATCTGGTCGGTGTGATGCTGCTACAGTGCTCTCTACGGTCGTAGCAGTGCTATCAAACTTAGTTGTTGCCGAGTATCCCCTTTTACAATTTAGGAGGGTTCTAGACGATAAATTGACGGTCTCATAGAGAATAATCTCATTACCTATACTAATTAAACCATTTTCCGAAGGAAGTCCATCAAGACTATCTAGAACAATGCTTTCATCAGTAGTAGAAATTTCTTGCTGTAATTTATAAGTCGTAACAAGATTATATTTTCTTAAATTATCAATATTTTTGTAATCAAGAAAATTATTGGTGATATCAAGTAGACCACCGGATAATTCTAATGATTTATAGTATTCCTCGAAAAATTTTACAAATGTTGGAAATTCATTGACAACAAACTCTGGTAGTTGCTGATCTACTAAGTCTGAGATAGTTAATTTGTTAAAATTCATTTTATGCTGTTTCTTGGAATACCTGGAGAATGCTATCTTCTATTGAGAGATTTAAGTATACTTCTCTCACCGCACTCACATCATCATTAAGTGGTGTAGCACTAATAAAGATTTCATTATCTTCATTACTGCCGCTAACAAATTGAATGGAATTTAAATTCACTTTGCCATTAATGAAATCAACAGTTCCTGCATTTTGAACTAAAATTTTCTTAGATGCAGTAGCAGAGTCAATAGTATATATTCTAATTACACCATCCTCAGTATTTTCCATGTATGAATCATCATTAGGATAATTTACAGTCCTAAATTTGGAACTTGTGATTGTAGTTTTTCCGACACATGATGTTTGAAACTCATTTACATAACATAACAAATATTGAGCTACAGTATTAAGTGCTGGTACTAATTTTTTCCTTAATGTAAACTCAGTAACATTACCTGCAATTGAACTTTCCGAAGCATCAATAACTGTGGTTATTTTACTTTTCCTAACTACTCCACCAAACTTACTAATGTTATTAGTGTCTCTATATTCAGTTAAATTTTGAATTGCGACATTTCTTATTTGCTCGGACGTTAAATTAGTCTCAGTTTGCTTATAATAAATTTTAGTTCTTAAAACTACATCAACAATTGATGGATCAACAATAATTGGAGTAACAGAAGCAACTGTGTATTTCTTAAGTTTACTGATAATATCTCTTTTAGTGGAATTACTTAAAATATCGCTATATTTGGGTTTGATAGCAATTTTTACACGACCATATTCAGGCGGTTCTTCAGTTTCTCCACCATATACAATAATATCTGCAATTGCAGAGTAAAGTCTTTGTGTAATTACCTTATAATCTTCTAGTGTTACTGCTCTATTTTGTGAAGAATAGAATGCAGGAGCATTTTTTCTAATTACTTCGCTATCTTCAATATCATCACCACCTTCAGAACCAACTACAACTGTTGTTGTAATACCCGTTAAAACTCGGTTCAAATCTTCATCATAAATTTCACCAGAAAAAACGAAATTCTTTAACTTGTTTGCAGATTTTCCAGATGATGCAATATATGTAATTTCAATGATCTGTCCGTCAGTAACTTTCTTACCTAATACATCATCACCAAAAATTAATTCATATCTGGCATCATCAGTCTCTTGAACGAAGAATACTTTATCAACTGCAGTTACATCAAGGATATTCTCAACTTTCGTAAAAATTTGAGTTTTAGATGCTGCGACATTTTCTCTTACTACTACTTTAATAGTTTCAGTATCTACGTTAGCAGTAGGAATGATAAATTTTTGATTAGGAATCGTATTATCTACAACATAACTAAATTTTAAGTAAATCCCTTCAGTTACATGCAACTGATCTGATGAAACATTTGAAATATATGCAATATTATTTGTTACTGGAGATACAACATCTTCTAAAATAGAAAATTGATATGTTTCGTTTCTATTTTCTGGATTTGATGAAATAAAACAGTTACCTTTTTTTAGAGTAAGGAATGATGGTACTAATCTTTGGTCAACTGCAGCAACACTACTAAAATCAACTTTTAATTTAAGAAATGCTGTTGCTGACGTTGTTGACTTTGGACTATATCCAAGTTGTTTGGCAACTTTTACAATATTGTCTCTTAGAGAGGCAGACGACAAGAAACTCTCATTAACTGCCATCGTAGTGTTGAAGGCAGTATAATAAGTATTGTATGCTAAGAGGTCAACAATAGAAGAGAGTGTTGATCCTTCAAAGTCATAATCTGTAAATTCAGTATTTCGCCTCAGGTAATCAACCAAGGCAGATTTAATATCAGCGTAATCTAGGGAACTAACTTGTGCGAATGCCATTGATTATATCTTTGATGATGACGTTAATGTTAACGAAGTGGTGAAGATTTGAGGATCTGTATCAGGAATACTATAAATTACTTGAATATCATATTCATATTGATCTTCATTCAAATCCAAAATTACCTCAATGAGATTAATTCTGGGTTCATATAAGGTAATTAAATTTTCTATCTCAGTTTTTATTGATCCAGCAGTAACAAAATCAAATGGATCAAATAACAATTCAGGAATTCCGCTACCAAAACTAGCATTGAAAAACTTTTCACCCTTTCTGTAAGAAAAAAGATTAAGGAGTGACCTCTTAATCGCATTTTCATCCTTCAAAAGGTTTAAATCCTTCCGTAAGGGGTTGGTTTTAAATGTGAAACTCAAGTCCTTGTAGGATCTTGATGCTTTTAATGCCATTTGATATGGTTTTTTTCAATTATTTATAGTGGTTTACTACATCAAAATCTTTTCCGAGTATTTCTTTCATCATTGCATCATTCCAATGCTCATAATATCCCGATTCTGCTAGTATTTTGCGACTTTTTCGCAATTTCTCCTTACTTTGACATAAGAGTAAGTTATATTTCGCATTATTTGTTTGGATACCGTTAATAAAGGTATGGGTGTAAGCGCAATCTTCTAAAAAAATGTATTCGGGGTAGATGGTATTGTAAATTTCACACCACATTTGAATAGCATTGACATCCAAATAGTCTTCGACAGCAAAAATGACGACATCATACCCGTTTAAAGGCATGATATCGTCAATATGTACTTCAATAATCTTATAAGTTGCTGATGAAGAGAAAGGGCAGACTGCAAAATTGTTTAGTTCTGGTCTAAACTCGGAAATTTTATCAATCCACTCTTTAATATGCTCTTCAATTTCACTCATCAGACTTTTCTTTATCTGGATGATCTTGCTCAGAGGCTCTTTTGCCTACAACATAACCATAAGACTTTGGTGCTGGTGTTTCTTCGCTCATCTTCCTTGTCCTCGATAACGTTTACGCTTTCCATTACTGGAGGTTGCACTATATTTAGTATGTTTACCAGTTCCCTGACGTGTTCTTTTTGGTTTTGACTCAATATTTTCGTTTGAACTAAAGCTTGGTCTACTTGCCATTACTCAATTATGGACTACTCAAATAGTATACCAAGATAAACGAAATCTGTCAAGGCACAATAGTGACACTAATAATTTGAATTTGAACTCCTCCTGCCTCATTCCCATCAGAAGTATTAGTAACAACAACTTCTGCCGGACTATAAGAATTAATAGAAGGTTTTGGAAGACCTCCGTGATAGGAAGATCCGCCACCACCACCGCCACCAAATTCACCACCAGCATTATATTCTAAGTCCCAACCACCGCCACCACCGCCGCCGCCGTAGTAACCCATACCACCTTTGCCGCCAGTACCATCAACACCACCACCACCAGAACCTGCACTAAGGAAACCGCCGTTGGTTCCAGGAGATCCAGTATATCCATCACTAGCACCAGGATATCCGCCGCCACCACCAGATCCTAATTTATAACTCATAAGATATGTGGCATTATATGTTCCTGCTTTATAAAGCGCAGTGGTTCCACCACCACCGCCGCCAGAAGCATTGAGATTACTTCCAGAACTTCCAGATG